AGATAACTTTCGTATATGTGGGGTATGAGAGGCGGGAGTTAGGATCTTCACCCCATAACCATTCATTCTTAGGTAATAAACAACGATACTCAATTGGATATCCTGCAATATCGACAATCTCACAAAGACTTGATTCAAATAATCTATGCTCACAATTGTTAGGATTTATATCATATAATGACCATCCCGGTCTATCACATACACCAGTACCCAAAGAATCACATATAGGAGTACATGTCTGACAATTCTCAACCGGTGTATTTCTGCAATCAACCATTATAAACTCTCTTTTTTATTACATTTGTTTGCACGCCAATCGGCAAGACTTTTACTACATTTATCACATAAGTTCTTTCTTGGTGCCGGTTTTGCTTTGTGACAATGAAAACAAGTCTTTTGTTCTACATCATCACTTAGTAAGTATTTATTTATTAGTTTCATATTCTTGTCCATCCCTTATGCTTACCACTTTTATTTCTCCCAGAGAATAGATCATGCACACTACCCTGTTTTAATCCATACCGGTCACACATCTCTTTTATTGTTAATAACATAACCTCACCATCAGGTGAAATGACCTCGTGGTATATTACATCTTTTGTCTTTCTTAATTTAAACTTTGCTCGTATCTCTTCCGCTTTAACTATCCCATATATCTCATCAAATGTTTTTCCCGCATTTTCTTTATTCTTTTTAGATAGATCGGGTCTTTTACATCCACTATTAGCCTCACTAATCTTCTTTCTGACTTCTGGAGTTTTTGCTGGATTTAAATCACCAGTTATTTCTGGTCTCTTTTTTCCATACATAGGATTATCCTCCCCAAACATCACAGGACCACAATCACCACCATCTGTAAGATTATATACTCCGGTAGCCATCCTATATTGTTTAATATAATGAAACTCCATTTCATCAAGTTCATCTTTGGTATCACACTCACAAATAATAGACCATTCAAAGGCATTCCACCCATACCTTCTTATTGAGTTATAAAAATGTCCCAGGCGGCCAACAGACTTGCTCTTGCTTAAATGAGAACTCAACCTTGTCTTAAAAGAGTTTATAGTTTTACCAATATATACCTTCCCTGTTATTATATTTTTTGCTTTATAAATTATCATAGGTTATATCCTCCTATGAGTATTTATATAAAAACCCATTATTATTCCATATCCATATATTTATTAATATTATCAACCCATCACAATGCTATAGCCCTCCGCATACTTGAGATCCAGCTCTTCTTCCAGTCTAACCATATCCTCTCTAGCTTCACTAACCAAGTCAGATCCATCCATTGATATAGTAGCATTCCCCAAAGATGTATTAGATGAGAACTTTCTTCTAATCAATCCCAGTGTTTGTTTGGCGTATGCGGTACTATACGCAATTATCCAAGGGTGACTAAATATAGACTCCAAATAGTTCTCATCCGCCTCCGGATAATGACTTTTTCCATCCGGGTCAAACGTTCCCGATACCGATGGGACATATGTTGGTAGAGTAGAGCCCATCATCATTTGGCCTCGTATCATCACAAATCCCGGAGAATCCTCATACTCATAACTATCAAACTGGTTAGGACACCCACCACTTGTGGGGATACCCACTTGCAGGGAGTTACCACACTCTGGTGTCGGGATTATCTCAAGTTTATTGGCAAATCTGTGATATCTCCATCTATACTTATCTGGCATCATCTTCTGAATCAGTTCAAGATGTCCCAATGCAAGATAGGAATCAACCATAGTATATAAACCATTGGGTCCACCACTACCAGAACCATATCCTAACCCCTGCCATGAACCGGCACCGAGAGAGAAAAATGCTGTACTTCCTTGTTCGGGTCCGGTATACCATCCAGCAGCACCATATGTCGCCAGTTCTGCATCAAAACCGGCACCTATCCCTATACCACCCATACCACCAAAGTGATCACGATATCCAATAACATCAACCAAACCGGCAGGCATGTCGTAAACGTTTTGACCACCTTTCAGCATCAGCAGAAAGTACACCTCCATGGTTGCATCACCAACGGCCCAAGAAATCCAAAGGTCACGGGCACTGTTAATTGCATCATCGACATGCTCAGTGCAAAGTTCTGTCTTGACCATACCACCACCAAGATTTCTAACAACCCTCTGGCGTAGTTCATTCCTTGTCATCATAAATTAACCCTCCATATATTATAGTGTTATTTATAGAAATCTAGTATATATTATTTACGAACAATAGTGTATCCTTCTTCGTCTGGGTTCTCAGCCCCAAATATACCCCATATATCATCTTCACTCTCCTCCAACCTCATAGCATCTTTCTTGAAGGAGAAGGTTTCATCCAATATATCAAAGGAAAAGAAGAAACAGGCCCAGTAGAAGGCAGATATCAAGTCATCTGTTTGCCCGTTACCACCGAACTTATTGCCACCCAGATCAAGGAATGTTAGGAACTGCTGAATGGTTTTGTAATCCACTATATCTATAGAACCGTCCTCCACAAACTTTTTCATCATAAGGTTGGCGGCCGGTTTTGATTTGGTTGTAGCCCGAACACCCAACATGGTAGACTTAGTACCCTCATTTACTAGGTTCTCATACTCATACTCCCACCATAACTGAGTTACTACGGTATTTCCCTCTGCGTTGTTCTCACATACAACATATGCCATATTATATGTTATGGCAACTCTATTTACGATACCGGAGAACTCGTATACGTCAGTGCGGTTGTCCTCAAACACAGCAACCTGCTCCATATGCATCGGGGATATGGATAGAACCTTAAATACCTGGATAGTGGAGTAATGCTCCCCTGTACCCTTACCAACATCCACACCCATGATATATTGTGCTCCAGGTTCCGGTGTCTTATAGATCCTGAGTGCATTATTTTTACCATGATACTGAATGGGGTCTACAACAGGTTGGGCAAGCAGTGCTCTTAGTGTGGTTTCCTCAATAAGTGTAGCATCAGAACCCAGGAATGAAATACCAAACTCCTGGTTAAAACGACGCTGCCCCAGGTTCTTTCTTTGTTCTACAGCCCACTTCTCATTACGATCTGGATGAGCAGTCCAATCCGCCTTAAAATGTTTGAAGGTGTTGATACCAGCTTCCGCTTCGGAATATATCAAATGAAACAAGTTACCAATACCTTTTGGAGTGGATACGATAATAAACTTGGAATCCTTGGATGCAGAAATAGTAGGCCAGTTGGAAGCAAAGAACTCCTCGCATTTAGATGGTGGATCAACGAATGCGAACTCATCGGCAAATACCATATTCAGAGTTCTACCACGGAAAGAGTCTTTGGATGTCGCTCTTGCCCTAACTTTAGTGCCATTCTCAAAGGTAATAGTCTTTTTGTTATACTCTGCGATACCAGGCTTCATCCAATCCGGTAACTCTTCATACATAACTTTGATACGATCAAGGATATCAATGGCACCCTCCTCGTTGTTTGATATAACACCTACTGTTTTATCTGAATTAAAAATAGAGTACCACAGAAGGTATGCTGCAACCATTACAGATTTACCTTGCTGCCTGGCAACTAAAGCCACAACAAATCGATTATTATCTATGAGTTTGAATAATTCTTTTTGGTAATCCCAAGGTTTAAAAGTTACCCGCCCTTTGTCCGGGTGGATAATTTTTACATATTTCAGAAAGTAGAATATATCATCGGTACACTTGACTAACTCCTTTATCTGTCTAGGTGTATACTCAATGTCTTTACCTATCTGCTTTATTCCATCACCATATCCCGCCATGTGCTATCTCCTTTACAACAGATTCGAACTGTGTTATCATTACTTATATGGATTTTATTGATTATTATAACCAGGAGATGATATGATTGTTATTTTGTTAAACGGATACCCGCAATCGGGTAAGGATACATTTGCGGATATAGCAATGGAGAGGTATTTTGACAGCCACAAACACTCAACCATTGATGCATGCTGCGAGTTTGCTAAAGATATGGGGTGGGATGGAACAAAAACCCCCAAGGCCAGAAAGATGCTGTCAGATCTAAAGAAGCTTTATGTAGAACACTTTGATGGGCCATTCAGAGACTTGACAGCGGATATTATGTGGGGCAAAAAGGCTAAGTTAAAATTATTCTTCACATTCTCCAGAGAAGGCAAAGAAATACAAAGAATAAAAGATTGGTGTAGAGATGAGGAAATACCATTCTACTATATCTTTGTTATGAGAAAAGAGGGGGGTGCCGACTACGGTAACGATTCAGATAATAATGTATGTGATGGCCCGCAACCAAACTACATATGTTACAACCATTGGGATACTATAGAATACTATAAAAAAGAAATATTAAAGGTTACAAAAGAGTTGCTAGAGAAGTTTAACAAATAAACATAAATAATAAAAAATGGAGGATTACCCTATGAAAAAAATTGTATCATTACTAATGTGCTCATTAGTGGTTGTAAATCTTTTTGGGTGTGCCGATAAAGGTGCATATCAACAGTATAATGACAGCTTTGATGCCAATGCTAAAGCATACTACGAAGTTGCCGGAAAACCCCTTATGGATATGAAATTGCCAGCACCAGAAGGTAAAGAATATCATTTGGTTGTAAACAGAGAGATAAAACCTTTGGTTCCACAACAAATCAAGGATAGTGAATGGACTGGTGCGGTTACAGCGGGTATTGTCGGTGCTGCAACTGTTGGTCTAGGTGTGGTAAAATTCAAGATGACCGAATCGGATAACGATGCCAAGGTAAAAATGAACGCCAGTGATAATGAAGCCGCTACCGCTCAACTACGTGACTATGTGACATCCTTTAACAAGGAGACATATATAGAAACAGTCATAGAGAGCAGTACCGAGAGCACCACCGTAGTTGATGGAGGAGTACAAGACAACACTAGCAATAACACCACTACTACCACCACCAATCCGTAATAAAACCAAAGAGAGGGTGAGGATTATTCCTTACCCTCTCTTATCATTTTCATAAGATCCTCGCGATTCATAATAAGTTGGTTATTATTAATAGTGACGTTCTCTGCCCCTTTAACCAATCCCTTTATTGTCAATTCTTTCTCTTTCCGGTCAAGTTCTCTGTCCTTTTGACGTATAACCTCGGCATTAAAACTTATACCAGTTATAGAGTTTGCGGCGGATGTAACACTCTCAATCAGTTTTGCGGCGGCCTCAATCATCGTCGCAGTAAACGCTCCGGTGCCTATACAACTCTCAACACGGTCAAGTATTCTGTTGGCTCTTGCAATGTTGTCAACTATTATCTGGTCGGCGTCGGGGATACCCTCTTTAAGGTCTTCCAGTTCTTTTCTCATGGAGTTAACTTCTCCAAGGATTTCCCCGGTATCCGAGTTAACTATCTGACTATCAACAACTGCCACATTAAATAAATCGTCAAGAGCACTAGTATTCGGTTCTGGATCTGCATGATCCTTTAAAAACATATTTTTGTCCATTTACTCTCCTTGTATAGTATCATCACTCCTATTTATATCAAGGTTTAACCCAATCTACATCCCTATCACTGGATGATGGAAAAAACTTCGCATATTCCTTACCAATCTCCTTGTGATCCTTGGATAATACTCTGCGATAGTAATCACCAGCACTATCACCAAGAGCCTCTACCCACTCAAGACCTTCGTTTATATCCCATGGGGCATGATCTCTCGCCATATATTCACGCCAGTCCGGTCTATCAACCCTCGAAACAGTCCCGAATTTACAAGAAGTTCGTCGGTATCCTTTAGAAATCAACATTGATATATACTTTTCTTTTATCATTTGTCATCCTCCTGTGGTATTTTATTTATTATACCATACTTTGGAGAAAAGTCAAGAGAGATTTTGGGCAATAAAAAACCTCTCACCCCCAATAAAGGAGTGAGAGGTTTGTTTACCTACTATCTGAAACCCTATTATGGGGTAACAGGCATGGTGTTCATGTTCTCAAAGATAACACGAATGTAGTAGTTATGAGCACCAAACATATGGTTATGAATCGCGTAACGAGACATAAGACCAACAGAGGGTTGAAAACTATCTTCGTAAGTTGCTTTACTAACCATCAATTGGATATATGGTAGATAGATGATACCAGTATCGTAGCTCGATCCACCTTTGTAACCGATGACTATATCATCAATGGTTGCGAAGGTATCTCTGTAAACCATCAAACGACCATCAAGGGAACCTACTTTGGCAACACCGATACTATTGGTGTTTACATCGGAATTTACAGGTGCGATGGTGAAAGAGGAACTTGATTCGAGAGCGGCACACATAACGGGGGAGGCGATAACAAAGTTACCGGCACCTCTACGAGTGTCGATTGCGATTTGGTTAGCCTTACGAATGATAAGGTTATAAATATTACGATATTTCTCAGCTTCCCATCTACCGTCGAAATCGGTTTGATAATCAACTGCAACCGAGGATGCGTTCAGGTTTGCGGATTCTTTAATCTTGGCGATAAGCTCACGGTCGATCTCAGCGGTAATCTCATATGCGAGAATGTCCATCATTTCTTCTTCGATGTTCAATCCGTGCATCGCTTTAAGATCTTGGGAGACCTCAACAGACCAACGTGATTTCAACTTACGGGTACCGGCTTCAACTTGCGCCTTTTCCAAGGTCATGCTGATTTCACGGATACCAGAACCATTACCAATACCGAGACCACCATTAATTCCTGGGAACTCATTAGGTGCGGTACCTACATTAGGAACTGTTTTAGAACCAAGTTCCTCACCTTTTGCTCTCAAAAATGCTGCAGAAGTTGCAGGATTTGCAGAGTAGAAAGGATCAATAGTGTTATAACCAAGTTCGGTACCGATTTGACCGGCATAGGTTTGGTCAGCACGATAACGAAGAGCGAAAGCCAAACCGACAGGGCCAGTAAGAGGCTGAACACCAACTACTTCATGAGCAAGAAGCTCAGGGAATGTACGACGAACCATTGGGATAGCAATCTTGTAAAAGTCTGCATCACCGGCAACTTGATTGTGAGAAACTGCATCACCCGACCAAGTGGTACCCTCGTCAATCTTATTACCACGATGGAGATAAGAAAGTTCATTCTCAAGAATGATTGCGGTGGTTTTCTCGATGTTAGAGGTTTTGATTTTGGTGCCCTCTTTGAGAATATCACCCCATTTTTTAACTAATACATTTACGTTTTCCATTTTATTAATTCTCCTTAACTGGAACGGGATTATTCTTCGGTTGATCCTTTGATAGACTTAAGCCAAATACCCTTATAAGTCTCCCATGGGGATTTTCCTTCATTTAACTGCACTTTATCGGACTTGACAACAACCTTGCCTTCTTTAACGGTATCGCCGGGTTTCATAGCGGAACCACATTCAGGGCACTCCATCTCATCCATTTTTTCTTTTACAGATACAGACTTACCACAATCCTCACACTTCATTTCAAAAACTTCACCGGGATCAGAGGCATCGGCATCACCATCTTTATCCTCATCACTCTCTTTAATAAGACCCATGGTTTTGACAATGATATAAAATTTCTTATCGATATTCTCTTTGACGATCTCGTCACCTAAGAGATTGATAACGTGTTTCTTTTGAGATTCAGTCAGACCATCACACTTCTCACGAACATATAGTTGTGCGGCCATCTCACTGGCATCTTTCTCAAGGTTCAGATTGGTACCTTTTGATTCGTCCAATTTTACTCTAAGGGCTTCAATCTCCCCCTTGGCTTCCTTCAACATGGCACGAACTTCAGCAGAAATCATACCCTCGTCAATAGCAAGACGAGTTTTGAATTGCTCAATAAGTTCATGATATAACTCACCTTGACGAGCATATTTAATAACATTCTCAGGAATGATCATTTCTTCGTCCAGAACGGAGTCTACAAAGTTAGAAAACTTTGAGGTTAGACCGTCCCTGTACTCATCAAACTTTGCTTCATACTCTTCTTTCAGTTTAGTTTTGGCTTCTCCAAGAAGAACCTGAACCTTTGACTCAGCGATTTCAGTAGCCTTAACGTCAATAACGGTTTTAAGGGTCTCCTTGAGCTCGACTTGTTTTGATTCATCAAGTCTTTCAATGCCAAGAATTTCAAAAATTTTATCCATTTTTTATTCTCCTGTATATAGTCTTTTCAATGGTGACCATTAACCCTTTGTTTCATATATTATATTTATCTTTATTATACAATATATCCAACATGTTTTGAAAATACCCAAATAACAACTAAAAATAATGGTTATATTTTCTTAACACTATCTTCTATCAAGGATTTACAATACTTAAAATATAAATCCTGGGCCTCTTTTAGTGACATAGGAACAATAGGAGCCTTATTGATCTCAAATGTTCTGCCCTCAAGAATACCATTCATAAATTTACTACCAGGGTTGGATGCATCGGCAACTATATCCCAGCATAGTAGTGTGAAATCTTCATTCACATAACCACTCTCGTTTACTGTTCCAAGACCACGACTGCTAATACCAATACTACCTTCTTTTACGAGAGTTTTTACTATCTCACCCATTGGTGTTGATAAGATTTTGGCTTTACCCATAACATCATTACCACGCCACTCCAATGACTCGATCAATATAGCAGCACGCTCTAAATTAATCTCACTAGATTCTGGATGTGAAAGTTCACCATATGATGTTCGTGTTTTAATTTTCTCATCAACAAACTTATTTACTTCACGATCAAGAATATCCTTACGATACTTTCTACCATTAGCATTTTTAACCTCGGCAGAGGCAAACACACCAACGATGTAAGGAATTTTATTCTTACTCTCCCAAAGTTCAACCTCGCATGAGGCCTCTGTAATTAAAAAAGCCATTATTACTCCTCTGTATCTCCGGTTTCACCGGGAGTTTCTGTGGTTGCCGTTTGAATAGGATCGGCAGTCAACTCAAGTTTGCTCTTAAGGAAGTCATTCACAGCTTGTTTTAGTTGAGTTCTCAAAATCTCCTCACTATCAGCGTATCTTTCTTCTACAAATGCATCAAACGCTCCTACAATTTTATCCTTGTCCATTTCACTTCTCCTTTGTTGTAATACTGTTGTATTCTAATATTTATATTTTTTTCTACGTTTTGTAGAGATTACAGTTCAGGTTGTGGGAATAGCACCTTATCATCCTGTAATCCCTTGGCATTTTTATGTATCATCTCATCATCCCATTTCAGATACTCTCTCATAAGAAACGATTTACTAAACTCTTCCATGTTAGACAAAGAAGTATAGTTAGCAATTCTGGTATCCATCATCATTTGGTGCATTTGAGCTTTATAGTCATTGGGTGGGGTCATTACGATGTTTATCTTGTTGATATCAACATCATACTCAGCCTTCAAACCCTTGAACTCAAGATGCAACAAAAATAGATCAGTAAATAACTGACAGAACCGAGCTTGGTGTCTCTCAAGAAACTTTGCCCATCTTATCTCATCTATGGTAATCTCAGAAGAGTTGCCACCCATAAATAGATTATCTCCGGGGGTTCGGTTCTCTTCATTTATTACCCGACTAACCGGATACTTAAGAGCTATGTAAAGTTTTCTGGCGAAGTAGTATATATCATCCAATTGTGCAAATCCAGATGGGTCACCACCGATTGATTCTACACTAGACCCCCTACCATCAGCGGACTGAGGAAGGAAGTAATTATCCATCATTGACATAACATCAGTTTGGTTCCGCATTGAGCCAGCCTTGGTGTCAAATTCTACCTTCTGCGTCAGGCTCTTTTTGATTTTCTCTACAAACTTCATAGACTTATCTCTTGGCATAGAACCAGTATCAATCTTAAACACCAACCTCTCAGGTGCTTTGACTATCCTGTAAATAACCACAGATGTCTCAAGAAGTTTTAGTTGATTAAATGGTTGCTTAGCTTTCTCAAGATAACCCTGAACCTGTCTCTTGGTTCCATTATAGATACCATAATCAAGGTGGGCTATTTGTTCTGGGAAGAACACTATTAGTTTATCATTTTTTATTGCTTCCTCATATGACTGGGGAGGCTTGATATCAGTGGCAAGAACTTGATAATACCACTCAACTCTCCCATTGGTTGGATTTATAAAAGCATCCATGGTCTCTGTTGGAAGCTTTTTAAGAGATATAATACCCCTGGATGACTTATTTTTTTGTATCACCTTCTCCAAAAAAATCTCTGCATCAATGAAATATGTTCTAAAATAGTCAATAATATGATTATTTATCCTGAGTTTATTATGAAACAGATCATCAAACTCAAGTCTCAAGTTATTAACTATATTCTCATTATCACTTATGGATGGATCAATAATATCAAGTTTGAGAATTTTGCCTTCACTATCTTCTTGTGTAGATTCTACAGAAATATCCTCAATGATAGATGATATTTCTGGCATCTCTGCCATTATCCGATAGTTAGCAATCTTCATTCTCTTGTTAGCAAAAGAGACATTGATAAAATCATTATAAAACTGGTTGAAATTTCCGGCCGATTCCTTACCAAAGCCCAGATATAGAACATCATCAACACCCTCACCCTTTATAGAATCTATAAATTTATCGGATGCACTATGATCTCCCCTACCCACGAAGGCTTTGGTGGACTCTACAATTTGCTCTTCTCCACCAAACCATTTATCCCAAAACGCCATTATATTATTCCTTTGTTATATACTACTGTAAGCCACTGCATTATCCCACCATGAAATATTATATCTTCTAAGTGCTGCATCCATTGATAGAAGTTTTATTGAAAATTTTATCGATGCATTAAAATCAATCGCCTCACAAGATTCTATAAGAGTGGCCAGTTCATCCATACCAAGTTTTGGAATTGGAACTTCTGAGGCTCTTGGGTCTCCGACTGCAGTAAGAATATCCTTGCATAGTAAGAAAAATTTATTCTCGTATGCTTTTTGGTCATCACTCTTTCTATCTTGTATAATACCATCCAGTTTTGTTTCCATCTCACTCATCGGCCCATCAATAGGACACCACACTCCTGAATTTATATCCAATAGTGCCGGAAAAACACCAATTCTTGTATTAGTGCTAGATGAAAACGAGTCCAAATCTTTTGTGCTAATATTACGCACTTCATATCCGGTATGTTTTATATTCGGATATTTGCCTTCATACACAACTATAATTCTATTTTTACCCATAATATCCTCTTACAGTATTACTAAAGCTGGATCTAGTGTAATAGAAAAAGCTACACGACCTGGATTACCAGCAAATCCAGCATTTAACCCATAGGCCGGAACATTGGTATACGGGGGATTTAAATCCATTGGGGTTACTGTATCTCCAGTAATATATTCATGGACAAACCCACTTCCACCACCACCGCCAGCTTTT